ATGAAAGAAAAGGTAAGGAACACTATATTATGCGAACTCGAAAGTATGCTTGACACATGGTGCACAAGCGACACAAAGGTAGTTAAGTTTCCTTTATCAACTGTTATGCGTGGTGAGAACATTCCAGTTTCAGCGACAGGTGAAGTCAAACAATGGTTGACTAAACAGCGCAATGAGTATAACGAAGCTTTTGAAAAGACGTGCGATCAAATGGTCGAAGGATATTCTTATCTAGGTAAGCCAGGATTGCGTAATCGTATCAAAGCGCTTGATGATATGCTAAATGAATTAGTACTCTATAAGTCAAGTAAAGCTTCAGCCCGTAAACCTCGTGTCAAGAAGCCTAAATCAGCGATCAAGCAGATTCAAAGGTTGAAATACCTAAAGGAATCGAAAGATCATGCGATACAATCATGCGATCCTACACGAATTATTGGTGCGAATAAATTCTTTGCCTTTAATACGAAGTATCGTAGACTCACCGTGTTCAACGCAAATAATCGCGATGGCTTTACTGTAAGTGGTACGTCAATCAAAAACTTTGATGAAACAACCTCCTTTGCTCTTACATTACGTAAACCAGAGGATTACCTTCCAATCATTGCTGCAAGGACAGAAAAGCAAATTGAGAAAGCGCTCAAGGAGTTAAAGACAAAGCGTAAATCCGCGAATGGTAGGATTAACCAAGACACCATTCTAATAAGAGCGCTATGAGTAAAAGACAAGCGGTGGTAATTAAACCATCAATCACAAAAGAAGAATTACGTTTACAGGTTGAAAAGCTAGTGTCACACGATGGAATGACTTACACTGAAGCTATTATTGAAATATGCGAAAGAAAGCAGATCGATCCAGCCGACATGGCTAAGCTTGTTAAAGGACCTCTCAAACTTAAACTAGAAGTCGAAGCGATGGATAGGAATATTATAAAGCGAACGACGGGAACATTATTTTAATGGACGGCTATCACGCATATCAGATCTACCAATCTCTTAAGTTGCACTTTACTTCTGATTACGATGCAGTAAAGTATAACTATAAGACTGCGGTAAAGCGTGTAACGTTTGAAAAGCGTAGAGACAGATACTTTTTCGAGAAACTGTCACGCAAATATAGACAGGAAAAACTTATACATTGGTTTACCGCTAACCTCATTAAAGACACCAATGGTTGGATTGGAAATATGAACGATAGTGTATACGAAGAGTACATCGCACGAAAAGATAAATTGACGTATATGTTTATTCAAGATATGAAATTTATGGCTGACCAAGAATACACCTTTGACCAAATATGCACAACCACTGATAACAATAGTAGGAATCCTTTACTCGAAGCACTACGAGCTGAAGAGATCAACCTAGAATCTGTCGTTCTTGTAGACATATTGGTAAACTTTTTAAACAGACTCAAGAAGGATATAAGCGATCCCTTGGGTATAAATAAAGATTTGATTAACCTAGTACTTAAATACAAGTTAATCATGCTGCAAAGTCCATTACCACGAACAAAACTAAAGGAAAGGTTGCTTTTAACCTTTACACCTCAGCAAACTTGTGGTAATATAGACTCTGTCAGTTAATAATAAAATACACTGCAAATACAAAATAAATACGAGGAAATATATATATGTCGTTCGAACAACTAAAAGCAAATCGCGCACAAGCGATTAATAAATTGGTGGCTGCTGGTGAAGCAACATCGGAAAAGAAATCATATGGTGATGACCGTCAATGGAAACCCACTGTAGACAAAGCAGGTAACGGCTATGCTGTTATTCGCTTTCTACCCGCAGGTGCAGGTGAAGACCTCCCGTGGGTACGTTATTGGGATCATGGCTTCAAAGGAAGCACTGGTCGTTGGTACATTGAACGGTCTTTAACCTCCATTGGCCAACAAGATCCTGTATCCGAATTGAATTCTCAATTGTGGAACACAGGCCGTGATGAAGATAAAGAAATCGCACGTCAACGTAAGCGCCGCTTGCACCACGTGTCAAACATCCTTGTTGTTTCTGATTCTGCTAATCCTGAAAATGAAGGTAAGGTATTCCTTTATGAATACGGTAAGAAGATCATGGACAAAATCATGGATGTAATGCAACCTCAGTTTGCTGACGAAACTCCAGTCAATCCATTTGACTTTTGGGGTGGTGCAAACTTCAAGTTGAAGATCCGCAACGTTGAAGGATATCGTAATTACGATAAGTCCGAATTCGATTCTGCTACTCAACTTTTTGATGGTGATGAAGCACAGCTTGAAGAAGTTTATAATAAACTATACAAGCTTGATGAATTCACTAATCCTGAATCATACAAATCATATGCTGATTTGAAACAAAAGCTTTACGAAGTAATTGGTGAAGCAGAAGTAGCATCAGGTCTTACAACCTCTCAAACGGTTGAACTGAATACTACTAAAGAACCGGTGACGCCCAATTCGGTTGAGTCTTCGATGGACGAGGTAGGCCCGACAGCCTCAAGTGGAAGTAGCACAGATGAATCCAGTGAGGATACACTCAGCTACTTTGCTAAGTTAGCGCAGTCTTAATAGTAGGGTTGAGCCAAGTCCTAACGTTTCTGAAGGAGTGGTCTTTATGGCCACTCCTTTTTTAGTTTAAACCACCGAATTCAGCGGCTGTTCTATTTTTATCCATTAAACCGTGATCATTATATGTCACGTTATTCACACTATTACCACCTTTGAAACTGCCGCCACCACCGCCGCCGCCGCCAATAACGGCCACAACACTATCGATCGTTTTCCTCAACATTCCAGCATTCTCCATATCGTATTCCTCTTTTGCAGCTTTTCGCGCGTTAATGAGTAAACCATTAACCAACTCCAACTTTTCCATGTTTTCACGACTAATTTGCTCAAGACCAACATTAAGCTCGCGAAACAGCCTAGCCGATGCGACTCCGGTCGCATCTAAGGCGTCAAAGTTTAAATTATCTCCTAGCGTCTTGAACGCAAGACCTATTCTCTCCATTGCATCAGCCACTTTATCTAGCGGATCTGCCATTTTGGCTAACAAAGTAAGCTTTGCCATCGGACCACTCGAACCAGCAAGCTTATCAAAGGTACCAGTAATCGCGCCAATCGCGGCACCAACGAGCCCAGTGGCGCCAAAGAGGGCAAGTGCAGTAGCGATTGCCGTGATACCAACTGCGGTACTACCTAGCGCACGGCCGTCGATTTCTGAAAGGTCTCTTATATTCGTTACTAGGGAAGTCATGAACCCTTCTATTGTAGTCACTGCGTTGTCAAACGCGAGGGTCAAACTCTCCAGTGTTCCACTTATAAAGCCCCCAACCGTATCACCTATTTTGCAAAAGGCATCAGCAAACGCGGTTATTACTGTCGCAAATCCGTCTGAAGTTGCTGTTGCCAACTTTGCAGCTTGCGTACCTGTAGCTGTTATTATATTAGCAAATCCGTCTGTTACTGCAGTTACGACATTCCCAAATGAGGTGCCTGAATCAAGAACAAAACCGCCAAGCGAATCTAAAACATTGGAGAAGCCACATGTTAAAGTAGTTATCCACAGACTAAATGTTTCTGCAAAACTTTTGAGTGCAGGTGCAACATGATCATTCAGTGCTTTACCAAATAATTCAAAGGCATACGCTGCAGGTATCATCGCAACACCCAATATAGCCAATGCGGCTGCACCTGCTAAAATAGCAATGGTACCTACACCCGATGACATAATTGCACCAAGCGCCATAACGCCTACAACCAATGCAGTTAATACTGTTAATCCTGTTGCTACTCCACCCCAAGAAACTTCACTAAACATCTGAAAAGCTGCCGCTGCTGGTATTAAAGCAGCACCTATCGCTGCTACAGCTAAAGCTCCTTTGAATACCTTAAATGCCTTTTTACCAATATTAGCAAAAGCATTACCTATACCCTCAATGACACCGCCGATTACATCGCCAATCGCTTTACCTACTCGGGCAAAAACACCAGGACCTTTCTTTTTCAGTGGACCGCCATCGTCCTTACCACCATTTTGTGGTTCACCTTCTGCGGTTTTAAAATTACCTTCAACACCATTAGCAATTCTTTTTAAAAGCTCAATAGACTCATCACTACTAGATTCTTCATTACCAGTTAAAAATTCACCAAGTGCGCGGGGAATATCTTTTATATCGTGATCTATTTGTTGTAAGTCTTCTTCAGACGTTTCGCCAATCTCTATTTGCTTTTCGTATCTTTCTTTCGCTAGCTCATTAGCGAGTCTAACGTCTTTATGATTCCTTCTCCACCTTACTGCCCAAAGAGCTGCGTCTACAGTCAACCTAATCCGCCTTAAAGCCTTTTCGCGACGAATACGCCTCTGATCAATTTCTTCATCAGTTTCACGATTTTCTTGCAGCTCTTGAATAATCCTGCCAAGAACGGTCAACTCCTCATTGTTGTCTTCTTCTTTCTTAGGACCATTATTATTTTGTGGATCGTCTGCCATAGCGTTTATTTTCTGTATTGACTATTTTGTTTGTTTATTCTGTCGTTTTCTTCTTTAATATGTTCTAAAAGCATAGAAACGTATATCTGCCTTTCCCAAGGAATCATATTGTCTAACTCTTCTAATCTGTATTTATGGTGTTGCATCATAGAAAAGTTAGTTTGATAGTGATTTGCTAATGAATCATGCGAAAGGCTTACGTAAAAAAAGATTGAAGACCATCTAACACTAGTGTGTTGGGATGACCTTTGGAAGATGTCCAAGATACTTCATGCCTTAATTTTGGTTGGTTGTCAATGTACTCTTGTATTTTTTCTAAATGTGAATGGCTCAACGATTCAACAAACTCGTTAAGTTCTTTTTTGCTTGAATCTTTTGTTGGATAAACCTCATCATCATCGTATATTGTATCAATAGTTAATGCAATAGTTTCAATAATATCTTTATTATCGCCAGCTGCTTCAACATCCTCTAATGAAATTGGTTTAAGTGTTATTCCTACTCCTTTATTAAGATGAATATTGTTTTCGACTTTTTTTTCTGGAAATGTTACTTCAATTTCCTTTAAGTTTACTTCAATCGTTTCTTCTTCTCCACTTGTAGAACATTTTACCTTTAGCTCTGCGGTTTCACCAACACTAATTGCACGTAGTTGCAAGAACAAATACTCGACATCGTATGTCGTAAGGGTTTTAATATCAAGTGCACCTTCAGAACATGAAACTAGTATTGTTTTAATTGCTTTTAATACTTGTTTAACGTCCTTTGATTCTTGAGCCATCATTAAAACCTTTTCCTCTTTTACAAGGAATGGTCGTATATCAATAGGTTCTTTTGTTGAAGGTACTACTACAGTATATGTAGGGTTTTCTAATTTTGGTAATGCCATAATTTATTTCGCTTGTTTATATTAATCTTCGTAGTCCTCCTAGTACTCCTTTAAAGCCAGAAAGAACGGAGGAGATAGCTCCTTCTGGTTGAAAATCATCGTAGGCCATAGTTACTTGTAGCCTTTGTGTTGTGTCTGAACCAGCATTGCTTAACTCAACAGCAGCAACACCTACAGGATAAGCGTTTATTAGTTTTACACCATGAACAGGCACGTTTTGTGGATTTAACTGTTGTATTATAACATCTGAAACATAATCAGCTTTATAATTGGCCTTATACGTTTGAGTGTTAATAACAGCTTCTGTCCACTTATCAAACATTTTTTTCATATAGTAATCATTAGTTAAATGAAACACGAATGTTACATCTTCTACCGTATATCCTGTTGGTTTTTTAACAGGCCTATGGAAATCACTATGCTCAATTGTTGATATAATTCTACCAGGTAAGCTGCAGCTTTCACATAGCAGCGCAACATCTCTAGGGTCGTTAATCAAACTTGAAGCGCTGAATGTTCCTGACAATAAACTCGATATCGAACCTTGTAAATCAAAGTTAAGTATACTTGCTTGCGGCGGTGTCATAACTACGGCAAATCGATTTTGAACAGCTAAACCGCCGTGTTTACCAATGTTTGCCTTAAAGGCATCTATTGATGTTGGATTTGCTGCACTTTTTAATGTATCTAAAAATCCCATTGTTATAACATTCTACGAGTGTCAGACCAGACCTTAGTCTTATTACTCTTTTTAAAGTTTTCAGTTGGCATAAACAAAACAGTTTCCCACTCACTGGCAGGAACTTCTATTAATTTCGATCTTACTTGTTTGGTTAAATAGTGTTTAAAGCATGGTCCAAACATACTTAATTTAGCAGCACCTTTTAGTAAATTGTAGGACAATCTTAAACGAGTAGTAATATCATACTTTTTATTTGTGCTATAGTCTGTAAGTCTATCAAAGAATTTGGCTCTTAGTTTAGGTGGTAAGTAGTGTAAATTCAATCCGTAAAATCCACCTTTTGCCCTTTCAACCATAAAAATAAGTGGAAACCTATCGTAGTAAGGCAATTCTTTTTTTGTCTTAGGATCGTAGAAATACATAAACATTCTGCCAGTCAATGGTCGACTACGTGTCTTGAAATTATCATCTTTTAATAGAGCTCTACGATTTACAGTTTTTATATCTCTTAATTGTTTTTGAAACCATTTAAGAGAACTTTCTGTATTTTTTTCTACACCAGCTTTAAACGCCTGTGATTGAAGTTTATCTATGTACGATATAGCCATTATATCTATTTATAACTATGTTAGCAGCTTTATGCCTAAACCTTTAATAGTATCTTCTGTCCAAACCTGAAATATCATTCCTCTCTTATGCGCAAAGGCTGTAGCTGCTTTCCACTTAGATTGGTTCTTACCATACGTTATGACTTCTCTTAAATACTTTTTTGATTTGCGACTTTTTTGTTTAGGCGGAATAGTTTGTGCCTTTGGTTTAATTTCTATTAAATAGACTTTACCATCTTTCATACGAATAAACAGATCAACAAAGTATCTATGCATTTTATTATCGGTCTGACATCTATATCCAACAACCACTTCTTCACTATTCCAACCTATAACAGATGGATTATTATCTAGCCATCTAAAAACCTGCCTTTCCCATAAAGATCTATACTTAACAGCAGATAAATCTCCTTCGTATTTCTTTGTATTCTTTGGTTTATATCGTCCCGAGTATGCCATGATTTCTTTATAAATAACACTACAGGTATTTATATGGGATTTCTATCAAAACTTACAAAATCAATATTTGGCAACTCAGGTGGCCTTTCAATCAACAACAGTGGTTTATTGCAGTATCCTTTAGACTTAACAAGTACTGCAAAACAACAGGTGGTTATGCTTACAGCCTATACGAAGGAAGGCGAAAAGGTTACACCACAAACAATTTATTTGCCATGTCCTACTGGTATAGGGTTCAATGATAGCGCTGCGTTTGGAACAATTGACCTAGGCATAATTGGTAGTAGCGTTTTAGAGGCAGTGAATGTTGCTCAAAACACAGAAGGATCAACTGGAACTCGTGCTAAAGCAGGGGTAGATGCTTTTGTAGACACAGCATCTAGTATAAGCGCAGGCCAAGCAGCTAAAATAGGAATGTCTCTGACGCCATTTGCTGAACAGGCTAATTTAAGTTCCCGCTCATTGTCAAATCCAAATACAAATAGTAACTTTACTGGCAATAGCGTAAGACAGTTTTCTTTTAATTTTAAAATGATTGCTAATAGCGAAGCAGAAGCAGAAGCTATTCGTCAAATACATCAACGCTTTAGGTACTATACCTATGCTAAGGCCCAAACAGGAGAGAATAAATTTACATTAGATTATCCACCAGTGTGGACTGTCAAATTTCTTGATTTTGAAACTGGTAAAGAAAACAAATTTATTCCGGCGATATATAGTTCTTATCTCACTACAGTAGGTACCACATTTAACTCAGGCGCTAATATGTTTTATTCTGATGGCGCACCACTTGAGGTAGATATGGCCCTTACGTATCAAGAAACACGAGTACTTCAGCGCGATGATTTAATTAATATGGAATCAGGCCAAATGAGCGAAAGAGAAATTGGCGGAGATGGTAATCCTAAGCTAGCATCTTATACTGGCGCAGCAGGCGCGGGTAAAAAGAAAATAAAAGGTATTGCAGAAGGTGTAAAAGGATCAGTGTCAAAAATACTATAAATTAATATGAGCTTTTTTAATAAATTTCCAAAAATAGATTACGATATAAACCTCGATGGTGTTACGCAAAAGCTTATTGACTTTTCGCGAGTTGTAGATGTAAATGATATATTAGCAATTGATTCTACCGCGTATATCAAATATAATATCATAGATGGAGCGCGGCCCGATATTGTTTCTCAGTTATTATACGATACTCCTGATTATTATTGGACTTTTTTTATTCTTAACGACCGTTTAAAATCAGGATATCACCAATGGCCTAAAGGTGCGGTAGCTCTTGAAAAATATATTGACGAAAAATATAAAAATTATGTTATACTAACTATTCCTACTAAGCGCAGCGCCACCAATGATAAATATGGAGGCTTTGGCAACTTTCCGCTTAATCAGTTTGTTTCAATTAAAAACCGTAATAATGTAAATGAAAGGGCATACTTTAAATATTGGGATACTAATACTTATCAAGCGGTGTTCGAAAAAACAAGTGAATCAGATTTCGCTTCTAGCAATTTAAATTTAAGTTATCCTGAATTTATAAATCCTTATAACGTATTTAGCCCTGAATACGCCCGTGCTGAAGCAGTTAGAACTGCTTGGAATAAATCAGTGTATAACTACTACGCCGAAGCACCAGGCGGAGAGATTATCATCATTCAATGGAAAAACGATTATAAACCAGACGGATTGTTAGAAGGTACTAATCAATGGTATAGCTCATTCGCTGATTATCTTAAAACCATACAATGGAGCGACTTTATTAACGATACACCGCAATTTACAAATCCTAAGCTAGCACCAAGATATTATACGAATGCAGCTGGTGTGCAAGTATCTGCGTTTGAAGCCTTTTATCCTAACGACAATACTACGTTTTCAGCATCTCCTTTTAATACGGGCGATTACATAACGAACTACGCAGCAGAAGTAAAATTAAATGATGATCTTTCGCAGATTAAAGTCATTAGACCAGATAGAGTTGCAGAATTTTCGAGTAGGTTTAAAGAATTAATAAATGAATAGTGGACTTACAGCAGACGGCCAGTCGATTGTACCTTCATCATATGTATTAAATAGCATTACGCTGGTTAATCATAAAGATGAAGCGATGGATATACAACATCTTATTACAGAATTTAGTATAAAGGAAAGCATATACTCGCCAACTCTTGTTGCTTCTTTTAGTGTAAAAGATAGTATTAACGCGTTTGAATTTTTAAATATTGTAGGACAGGAAAAGCTTGTAGTTGATCTTGTTAAGACAGACGAAGACAACGAGAAAACCTTTCAACATGTCTTTTACATTACTGAGTATCCTTTATACAGTAAAATAAAGAACGATCAGGTACAGGTGTATACCTTTTCAGCTATATCTGAACACGCTTATATGTCTAGTTTAAAAAAGATTTCACGTGCATACACCGGCAATACCGTTGAAACAATTGAACAGATACTCGTTAAAGACTGTAAAGTGTTAGAGGAAAAGGTTGTAAAGAATGAAGCATCTACCTCGGTGCGAGGCGTATACCCTTATCAATCGCCATTTAAAACAATAGGTGATCTATTAGCTGTTACATCAGATGAAGTGCAATCTCCATTTTATCTTTTTCAAACATTGACTGGAGCAGTAAGTATCCACTCTTTGGCTTATCTTTTAAAACAAGAACCATATCAGAAATTTATTAAAGCAAAAGAATTTACAACAGCTCCACTCACAAAGGAAGATTACATTGAAAGACAGACTAAGATATTAACTATTACTTCTGATCTTAAACTAGGTACACTCTTCCAAATGAAAAAAGGTGCTTATGCATCAGAAAACAATACACTTAACGTTTCTAATAAAACATATACGAAAAAAGACTACTCTTACAATACAGACTTCCGAGCTCATACACCGAATAACCTATCATCCACCTTTCAAATAGATAAACGGTCACTCGAAACCTATTCGAAAGCTTATTGCGAGTATATATCTACTAATTCACTTTCATTCGACGAAGCTCCTGATCCTAATTATAACGGAGAAAGACAGAATAACGGACATCTTCTGACAGCTCATCACGAGTTACTCGATACGATTACACATGATATTACAGTATATGGTGATCTTGACCTAACAGCAGGTACTATGGTTGAATTAGTTCTTCCTAAGGCCATATCACCTGAAGATCAAAAAGGAACAACGGGAGAAGAAGGTCAAATAGACGAATTTCTATCAGGTAAGTACTTAATTACCAGCACGAAGCACTCTTTTGAAAATGGTAAATACTTTATAACAGCGAGAGTAAAAAAAGATACACTAAATTATGAGAACGGATAACTTCAATAGCAACTTTGTTTGGTTTACAGGCGTAGTTGAAAATATAAACGACCCTTCTGAATTGGGTAGAGTAAAGGTGCGGTGTTATGGTTACCACAGCGATAATCTTGATGAAATCGCAACCTCAGACCTACCATGGGCAACACCAATGACACCTATTACATCTGCTGGTACATCAGGCATTGGCCACTCAGCGACAGGTTTATTACAAGGTTCATGGGTAGTTGGTTTTTTTCGTGATGGTACAGCTGCTCAAGATCCAGTGATTATGGGTTCTATCCCATCGAAATCAATATCACCTTCTGATCCAACAAAGGGATTCAACGATCCTGCAGGCCTATATCCAATAGGTTCTTACGTCGAGGAAGGTGAACAGGATTTACCAAAACCTAGTCGTCTTGAATACTTGACATCTCAGCCTTATATTGAAAAAAATGATACGCGAGTAGATGCAGTCGAAACGGCTATACCGCCAAGAACGACATCAATGATACCTGATAATCCAGATGATAAGTATTATGAGCGTAAGACATGGTCAAGTCATGAGCTAGACGATATCATTAAACCTTCTTATCCTAAAAATCATACTCACCAGTCGGAGAGTGGCCACATAATTGAAATAGACGATACACCTAACGCTGAAAGACTATCACGATTTCATACTTCTGGTACATACGAAGAGATAGTGGCTAATGGTGACAGAATTGTAACAGTAGTTAATGATGAATACGAGGTCACCTTTAAGAATAAAAACATGTATGTTAAGGGTAATGTAAACTTGACAGTCGATGGCGACATGAAGACACTTGTCAAAAAGAATTATCATCTTGAAGTCCTAGGTAATATGACTGAAATGGTAACAGGCGATCGAAGTATACACGTAGGGAAGAACCACATAACACAGGTAGATCAAAATGTTATGTTAAACGTAAAAGATGATGTAAATTCCCTTATTAGCGGTAACGAAATAAGAAACGTGGTCAAAAACTATGATGGCACTATTGGTGGTAATTCAAATACACTTATTACAGGTAACTCTTCTCATAATACAGGCGGTACAGACAGTCATAATGTATCTAAAGAACACACAATGAGTGGTAATAGTACACTGACTGTAAGTCGAGTTGGCAAAATTATAATCGATTCAGACTCAAATATAGATATTCACTCAGATGCTATCGTAGATATCGATGGTCCAACCGCAATCAACTTAAACTAATATGGCTATTAATTGTTCAAATAACGCTGCACTTGAAAAGCTACAGGCAAGTAAAGATGCATTGAGTGCTGCATTAGATAATGCTGCAACCGCGGGTCGATCTGCGCTAGGAGCAGTAGATGCAGCTGTAAAGCAATTAGAAAAAGATTTAAAAGCTGCATTACCCGAATTGCCTGAGTTACCTAACTTTAAAAAGGAGCTTGAAGAGTTACGTAATAAAGTAGGTGCAGAACTTGCAGAGGCAAAGGCAGCATTTAAAGAACGGTGGGGCGATTCATTACCTGATATAGACATCGACGGACTTATGAATAAGGTAAGTGGAGCGATAAGTCTTGTTGAAAACTTCGAAGAAGACCTCGAGGATTTTGTTACAGGCGCCGCCAACCTCGCGGTAGGGGCTATTGGTAATATTGCGAGTGATGTGGCTGACCAGTTCGACTTCTGTAAAGATGTACCGAACATCGAGGGTACAGTTGATCCAGATACCGGAAAAATCGCGTCTGTCAAAGATAAAGGCGCCGAACCGACACCGCCTCAGGAACCAGCAAAGATCGTCGAACCAATTGTCCCTACAGTCACCGACGCGGCTAAAGCACCATCGAAATCAGGTAATACGACACGATCATACGACGAAATAAAGGAAAGTAAAAAGCCATACGACGATGCTATTGCGGAGTGGCATTTCGTGAATAATACGATCTTTAAACCAGAATTTAAGAAACAGAAAGAGCTTACATCATCACGTGCCTTTAAAAAGATGATGAAAAAGTATAATAAAGCTGTTGAAAAGGGCGAGATTAAATACGGATCAGACTATTATAATACGATTGCTTCAGATAGTGATAAAGCACTTCTCGAAAAATACTTTATAATCAGATCTATTGTACAATTGACTGCCCTCGAAGCAAAAATGTTTAATCGTATAAACCAAAGCTTACGAGA